AACACCATACAGAAGAACCTCCAAAAAAATTGGAACCTAAGTATGATTATGATGCACCGTATTCCTTCAAAGAGAAGAAACTAGACGGTGGTGATTTTTAAAAAGGAAACATTATGAGTATATTAGATAAAATCAAAAAGAATAGTAGCATCAAAGAATCTTCTATTCTGGCAAAATCAAAATTCTTTACCGACAAAGATATGATTCCAACCGCTGTGCCAATTATCAACGTGGCACTTTCTGGTAAGTTAGACGGTGGTCTAACACCAGGTCTTACAATGTGGGCAGGGCCATCAAAACATTTTAAGACAGCGTTTTCTCTGTTGATGGCAAAATCTTATTTGGACAAATATGAAAATGCGGCTCTCCTATTTTATGATTCTGAGTTTGGTACTCCTCAAAGTTATTTTGACAGTTTTGGGATCGATACTAATCGTGTCTTGCATACACCACTTACCGATATTGAGCAACTCAAGTTCGATGTTATGCAGCAACTTACGCAACTGGAACGAGGCGACAGACTCATCATCGTTATCGACTCCATCGGAAACCTCGCATCAAAAAAGGAAGTGGAAGATGCTCTAGAAGGTAAATCTGTAGCCGACATGTCACGTGCTAAACAAGTTAAGTCCTTGTTTCGTATGGTGACTCCACACCTGACAATGAAAGACATTCCAATGGTTGTTGTCAACCACACATACAAAGAAATTGGTATGTTCCCAAAAGATATTGTTGGTGGTGGAACCGGTTCATATTATAGCGCTGATAATATTTTTATTATTGGTCGTCAACAAGAAAAAGAAGGAACTGAAATTATCGGTTACAACTTTATTATCAATGTGGAGAAATCTCGTTATGTCAAAGAAAAATCTAAAATACCTGTTAGTGTATCTTTTGATGGTGGTATTAGCACCTGGTCTGGTTTACTTGACCTTGCAATTGAATCCAAACATGTGGTTAAGCCATCAAACGGATGGTACAGTAAGGTGGACAAAGATACTGGTGAAGTAGAAGAAAAGAAATATCGTATCAAAGATACTGATACCAAAGAGTTCTGGATGCCTATTCTTAAACAGAAATCGTTCCGTGAGTTCATTGAGAACAAATATCGTGTGGCAGCAGGAGAAATTATGTCAAGTAACATTGATGAAACATTTGATGTTGAAACTATGAATGGTGCATAATGGTTGAAGGCATAGATTACTGCTTCATCTATCCAAAGGATGATAAAACAGCAGTCAACATTAAATTTTTGGAAGGACCTTATAAAGACACCATATTTAAGTATGGCAAAGTTAAATTTAAGGAAGAAAATGGACAGGTCTATTTACTTTTTGCTTATGATGTGTTAGAATCACCAGTAAAGAAACCATCCAAGCTGGAAAAAGATAATGACTTTAAAAACTACATTGGTGACTTATTGGTGGAAATAATGTCATCTAACATTGAACAGGAAGTGATTGATGAAACTGGAACAAACGATTCTAAAGAATTTAATTTACAATGAAGATTTCTTACGCAAGGTCCTACCGTTCATTAAATCGGAATACTTCACAGATAGGACCGATAGAGCAATCTTCAATGAGATTTCCAAGTTCACAGAGACTTACAATTCTCCACCAACGATTGAAGCGATTGAACTGGCCATCAAAGAAAGGCGAAATCTCACGGATGATGAAGTGGAGAAGTGTGAATCTTGTCTACAAGAGATTGTTAAAACTAAACAGGAAGAATCCAAAATTGAGTGGTTGGTTGACAAGACCGAAAAATTCTGTCAAGAGAAGGCCATATACAATGCAGTATTGGGCTCTATTTCAATTCTCGATGGCAATGACAAAACCCAAGATAAAGGGTCCATACCTAAATTGTTATCTGACGCACTTGCGGTAAGTTTCGACAGTTCTGTTGGACATGATTATTTGGAAAACTCCGATGAACGTTATGAATTTTATCACAAACACGAAGAACGAATTCCTTTCGACTTGGACTTCTTCAACAAAATCACAAAAGGTGGGTTACCTAATAAAACACTTAACATTGCTCTTGCTGGCACTGGCGTTGGTAAATCTTTGTTTAT